TCTCGTTCAAGTCCAACGACCGCATCTGATATTTGAGAAATACTATGAGATCCCCTAAGTTGCGACAGGGAAACTCGACCTCCCTCCTCATGTGATTTTCTGTCATTACTTGTTCGTCTTAAATGACTAACTAGAAATAGAGTTATACCTGTTCTTTCAACTAAACTTCGTAGACGAGTCATCGTCTGATCTATCATTCGTCTCTCATCTCCATCGAGTCCACTCAATAAAATACTAAGATGGTCTAGGAATATAAGACGACACTCCAGTCCACTGGCAAGGTATTCGATCCGATTATATACGACATCAGGATCATAAGACCCGAAACCATCGAACATAAAAAGATTCCAATTAGCAATGGTGTTGGCAAAGTGTTCTTTAAGTTCTTGCTCACTATGTTCACCTATGTGTAATGGTTTGCCTACAGCAGTAGACATAAGACCTAATGCTGTTTGTCTATTACTTGCCTCAAGGTCCAAGAATCCAACCCGTTCATTTTTGTTGAGCAAGTGAGTTGCAATTTCACGGGTGATGGTCGATTTTCCTTGGCCAGTACCAGAAGTAAATGTGATAAGGCTTCCGTACCTGATCCCTCGTAATTTCTTATTGAGTCCTTCGTATGGGTAGTCATGATCTGATTCTTTCTGTGGAGTGGTTACTTCTTTAAGAAGCGTCTTAGCATCGACTATTCCATCAGGCTGGAATGGTTTTGCATCCCATATTGCTCGCCTTATCGCTTCTGCATCGTTCGCTTGAAGAGCGTCCGAAGCGTCTTTATAGGATTCGAGTCGGGCAATTTTAACCTTCCCTGGTGGTAGTACGCTCGCAGCATCCTCCGCTGCTTTTCTGCCAGCCTCATCTCCATCAAAGAAGAGAACAATTTCTTCATAGCCTTGGAATAAATCGTATTGTTTTTGTATATCTTTTTTGGCACTAGCAGCACCATGAGGGAGTGATACGTGTGGCCAGCCGGTCATTGCCTCCCAACCGCTACATGCGTCTAGTTCACCTTCATAAACAATGATCCGTTTACCGCTACTAGGAAATAGATGCTGACCAAAGAGAGTATCAGTAGATATCCCTTCATAATAGAAATCCTTTTGCTTTGTCTTTACCTTTGCGCCCTGAAGTATTCCGTCGCTCGTGAAATAATAGTGGCGTAGAAGTTCTCCGTCTCTGAGGACTTTGTACTTCTGACAAGTCTTCTCTGAGATACCTCGTTTATGCAGCCTTTGGGCTGATCCTTGGATTTGTACATTGGTGGACATTTCGTGATTGTGATTAGTTTCCTCATTCCCAGAGGTACGGGTGTGGCATACAAAGCAATAAGTGTGGCCGTCAGAATAAAGTGAATTACCGTCTGAACTACCACACGAATCACAAGGTATATGCCTCTCAAATTCGCTCTCTATATGAGCCATTCCATTGGTATGTTGTGCCATGCAGTCCAAGGTATTTTGTGACGCTCGCACCACTTGGCGTAAGTAGTTTTGGATTTCTTGGAGATAGTATTGAATGGACTTTGAAAGACCATACGAATATCTAAGTCAGGGTTCTGTTCCTTGACCGCTTTTTGCTTTCTGCGGTCAGCTGAGTCCCAATAACCCTTTACTTCTAGATAAACTCCGTTCGGAAGTAAGAAATCTGGGGTATAAAAGTGTTGTATTTGATATGGCACTTTTGTTACCTCATACTCGTAGTCAATACCTAACTCACATAGAAGATCAGATACCTTTTCTTCTAGCTGTGACCTGAACATTAGAAGTCATCATCTTCTACTGAGCTAGGTGTTCCAGGTGCCTCTATATTTGGCTCACCTGCCTTATAGCCAGAGCATTTACCAAATAGTTTTGCAGCATCTTCTGGACTCATATCACCAGTATCTACACCAGCCTTGTTACCACATGAGACAACCTGAATAGAAGATAACTTTATTGTTGTCCCATAACTACCGGCAGGTAGTTGGTAATCATATTGAATAAAACCAAGCTTAACTCTAGACCCTGAATAAAGAGGGATGTCTGTATCTGTGATCAGTGTACCCTCAGTATCTATTACTACAGGTTTCTTATCATCTTTCCAAGTAAACTTTAAAAGATACTTACCATCACTGACCTCTTCCCAAGGTTCAGGGTTTAGGGTAGCTCTTTTCGGATTTTTTAATCTTGCTTGTCTCTTAGTGAGTAAGTCTTCTCTCTCAGTTTCTAACGTAGTTATTAACTCTGGATCTTCAACGATTGCGGCAAGTTTATAATTTCCAAACTTCCCTATCTTCATAATTGCCTGAAACCCTTCTAAGGTGACAGGATCTTTTGTTGCGTGGGTAGTCATTAACAAAAAAAGTAAGTGGATTCCATTACTGACTCTGGTTTTAGATCGCCAATAATAGGTGGTTCAGTCTCTGCTCCAATTTGTTTAGCAAAGTCTGTTAAGTAGTCATGACCTGCAAACAGGTTCATGTAAGTTTCTCTAACAATTCTGGATAACTCAGTCATATCAGCAGCTCTGCATAGTACAGAGTCATGTATCAGAGCTATTGGATTATCGAAAGCTAAGGTTGCCTCACATAGTAGGCTTGCATCCAATGAATGTATCAAATTTGGAGCCGTAGCTGCTTTATGTCTAGCCTTATCTACCTTGTCAGTATCGCCAGTACTAACTCTCATGTTGCACTGACCTAAGACCTGTAAAGTTATACGTTCAAATTCTTTCTTGAATATCTGTTGGTTAACAATGAATCCTGATGGAGTTACCCACTCAAGCTGTTTAGCTCCACGTTTAATCGCTTTACTAACTTCAGACTCGATCCATTTCATAACCCTCATGGGTCCTGGAACGATGACATTCATTGCATCTCTAACTGCATTAACAGTTTGTGTTAACTCTTCCTTCTCAATCTCTATACCATCTTCCTTTAAAGCATCCCTAATGTACGACCGATTCGAGAATGGTTTTGCATTATAGGGTATTGTCATTACGGTTCTCTTAGTTTTCTTCCTATCCCAGTTAGGACGGAGCCTTTCAGGTATATTTGGCTTAGAAGTTTCGGCTATTACTTTATAAGCATCTTGTGGTTTATCTGAAGGTAATACATTAACAAGTTTGGCTGTTGATTTATCTTTAGCCAGACCTGCCAGTATTTGTAGACCACTACATGTAGCGTCTATTGCTACTGGAAGGCCAGTACTTATCCGATCCTTCTTAATAACACAATGATAGAACTCATCACATGCTGCTGCGAACTGCCATGGCTCCTCAGCTCCCTCCCAATCAGGGAGATTACCTATTGGATCAGTAGCAACTCTTTCTATTAACCATTCGTTCTCATATGTCCAAGCTAGACGATCATCAAGTGTGTCCTTGTCGAGACCGTAGGTGGTAGCAACTTGGAACCTTAACCATCTCTCTGCCTCATCATCCATAAAGGATTCATCAGCAAACCTTATAAGACTCTTACCAAAGTCAGTGTCCTGAACTGTTAAGAATGCCGGTATACCGTAAACACGGCCTCGGTAATCGAACGAGTGGGGAATGAAGAAACGATCTTTATCTTTAAACCGTTTCAATGTCTCCATTGTCATCCTTGTCCGACAAGACTTCTTAAATTCTTGAGCTTGTCTATTTCTTACCTCTGCTTTGTCTCGCCTATAACTTTTTCTTGATTCTGCATTCTCTGCAATATCAACAGGCTTAGGAGGATCTTCGTGATGACATATGGGCTGGAACTTACCAACACATATCCCCTTATCTTGAAGTATTTCTGCTACTTCAACAGTGAACGGGTTCAGGGTAAAAGCAACCTTTTGTATCTTGTTTAAAAAGGCAAAGGGCTTTTCTCCCTGTATAGGTGACGAACCGCTCCGGCGAACCATGTCATGCCCCTTCATTACTTCGTTTAAGAGATATCCTCCTGGTCTTTCAGGAGTCCAATCATTCGGCTCAATCAACATCGGCCAAGCCAATGGACTGAACAATTCCGCATTGAACATGACCTGATCCTTAATCGCCATGAACTCAGGTGTTGGGACTATGCAGTTGGTGGTCTTCCTACCTTCTCGAACTATTTCCTTATCAAACCATTTACTTGTTTTCATTACACAGTCAAGTAACCACCCTCCTAGCTTGACTCGATTAGAGGAACCCCATGTTTGCCACTTCTGAACCTCATACCGATTCATTAAGGTTTGAATAACAACAATCTTTTGATCAGTACCAATGGCACGATGCCAGTAATTTTTCTTAAGAGTCTCTAGTAATCCTGGAGCATGATTCTCGTAGTGACGCATTTGGCACTCATTCTCCACACCCTTACCAATAGCTTCTGAGATCCTTGTTAATTGGTTACTACCTTCCTTAATAGAGAACACCTTATCAATGGTGATCTTGCAGGTAATAGCAGCAGCGGCTAACGGTTCAATATCAGCTAAGTACTTATGAATCTCTTTAAATGATGCACCAACACATCCTTCATGGATTCTGTTATTTGTTTCTTTTATACGTTCAACTACTAAAGGTAATAATGCATCAATCGTGGTAATTCCATATATCGAAGCTGATGCATATTCCTTTTCTTCTAATCTCTTTGTGTTCTCTCTAAGTCTCTCTAATCCTTGAGCGATTGCAGCACGTTCATGCTTAATCTGCTCATCAATCTGATGCGGTGTGGGCATAAATTAAGTTCACTAGATTGAGTTGTGTGCCTAAGTGGATACGATACATATTGGTATCACTGACTTTATAAAGAGGGGCTTACTTCTCAGCAAACCCCAGTGATTATTAGATGATTGTGATTAACTAGATTTTAAGTCTGGTGCGTCTACCAATTCCGCCACACTCCCCAGTGATAGCAAGCGATCTCAGTGATCCTTGAGTACTGATTATAAGGCGTTTACCTTTTGCGGTAAACCAATGTGCTCAAATCAGTACCCAGAAGACTCACTAGATTACTTTAGCCAATTGGAGTGAAGCTGGCATGGATTCGACATAATCATCTAATACTAGGTGTAGGTACCGGCGAGTTGTATTGAGGTTAGAATGTCCCATTAATTGAGAAGTTGTTTCAATACATTTGCCATCCCTAAGTGACCAAGTGCAGAAAGAATGCCTTAAACAATAAGGTGTTCTTTTCTCACCTCGGCTATCAAATGTCAAACCGAGATCGTCAGTTATTGATTCAAAAATCCTTCGATGTTGATCAATACCTGATTTATATCTTGAGGTCCAATCATCACCAAATAAATAGTAATCATTGTCACCGTCAACGTCCTTGATCCGACGCTCCAAGATAGGAATGAGCATTGCTGCATCATTAGCAAGAGGTACCTGACGTTTCCTTACTTCTCTTTTAAGAGTGAAGTCACGTCTTCCTCCTACTTGAATGTATGGAATCCGTGCATCTAGATGGATATCACATGGTCGGAGTTGAACGTATTCACTCCAGCTGATACCCGTAAAGGCTGATAACAAAATAGTTTCAGCACAATTCTGATACATCTGACCTAACGATTTACTCATGCGTAAACCGTATTCATACATATGGATCACTTGAGGTTTTGTAAAAGTGGGTTTGTCCACTTTCTTGACATCTAATTTAGGAAAACAATATCTGTTGTCCTTGATGAATAACTCTCGTGGATCAGGCCAAGGTATTAATCCCCTGCCTAAGCAGTAATTCAATGCTACCTGACAGGTACCTACGCATAGATTGATAGTGCGGTTACTTGCATCATCTCTCTCTTTAAGTACCTTCTTAACCACATCCATTGTGGGTTGATTGATCTTTGATACCTGCAGTGATCGTCCATGTATGCCAATGAACTTTTTCGAGTTAGTGACATTGGTCTTTCTACCTGCATGTTCGTGATCCCATGTTTCTAAGTTGTCGAACGTATAGTCAAATACTTGACCAATAGTTCTAAGTCTCTCCATAAAGTATCTGTTTAACTTGGGTGAACAATGTCTCTCCTTTTTTAGTGAGAGTTAATAGCGTACGTCTTCTGTCGCCTGGATCGACCTCCTTACGAATGAGTCCAAGTCCTGGCTTTCTCTTACCACTAGGAAGTAGCAGACGATGATGTTTGCTTAACATATCGGTATTCCTACTCGCACTCGCTTTAGTTAATAGTAAGTCCTCTTCTAATGCCTGTTTGTGGCAGTCATTTCTAGAACCTATATAGAGTAAAGAGATTAGAACAGAGATACTCATCTCATGACTGTTATGTTCAGTATCAAATGTACGAATACACTCAATAGCCTCGAACAATCTGTCAATTGATAGATCAGTTACTCTCCTCTGCAGCGGGTTGAGATCCATCAGACTCAGGTTTACGGAAGTATTCTAATAGATACTTGCCCAAGTGGATACGTACCTGAGTGTAATTTGTTACATCTTCACCAATGTATAAGTTTCCTTTTGAAAAGATATGCATTGCTTGGTAGAAGTCGAAGATAGGGTAGTTAAAATAGATTAGGTAGCCAAATTAGTAAAACAGTATTCATTGATACACATTAGTATTACAACACTTGATGTGTATCATCTGCTACTTGCTCTTCCATGAGAGCGATTAGCTCATCTTTATGATCATGGTTAAGGATCTCCAAGATAAGTTCTGAAGTCCTTCGTTCTTGTGTTAGTGATGTAGTCACTTTGTACCTTCTGGGTAGAGATTTGTAAATTCGTCATGGTCAACTACATCGATCTCGTAGCGACCTTCAAGCATGAGTTGTGCAACCTTTCTTTGTGCAAACCCACGTCTTTGGTAGGCAAACTCCTTAACTTTCCCTGTTTCAAGGTCAGTTGTACGGATAATTGCTGAGATACTGGATGGAAGTGCCCAGTTGGCTACTTTCCAGTCGATTACCTGTAGATAATTCATTGATGGGAAAGCCTTATGAGGTGTGTCCTTGATGGCTTGCCAATGATTAGGTAGATAACGCTGTTTCTTTCTCTTAGCCATGCTTAATATCCTCCTGTATAGCTTTGTATTCGCTACGTCTTGGAGCTAAGTCCAATAGGTTGCAGAGTTGCACCGCTTTACGCCGTGCGTCACTGTCGTTATCTGCCTCGATTAGGTATTCCCCATCGTCAGCAAACAAGACATGGGAGTACAGCTGGAGGTCTCCAGGTGCGTCCACGAAATGATTGTGATTCATTAAATTAAATACTTGATCGAAGCAAAGAATGCTTATTACAACGGTGTTTTTATTTATAGATAGCTTGCTCTATCTGTTATTCGTGATAGGTATTCGTGATAGGTACGCACAAATGTTGATAGCGTTATTGTGCGATTCGATTTTACGGCTCTCGCCGGTGTGTCACTTGTAGCAATGGGATAGAGCAGCTTGTTAAAGCTCCTCATGTAACCAACCCGCAGGAATGGCTACAGGAGAAGGATTAAGAAGCAACTGCCTCCTCTTTAGCGTGGAACTCAGCCCTAAGCTTTTCGCCTAGTGCGTCCTTGGTCTTGTTTAGCTCCTTGATCTGAGTCTTAACCGTGTCTATGTCTATCTTGCGGTTATGGACCACAGTACATAGATCAACAAAGCGATCTCTCA